ACATGGGTCAAAGGCTCTTGAAGAAATGATGGACCTCGCCCGCGCGAGCGAACATCCACGCGCGTATGAAGTCGTTTCCACTCTTATGAAAACACTTGTTGACGCTAACAAAGATTTGGTTGCTATGAATAAAGACAGAAAGTCTGAACAAGCACCAGAAGAAAAGCAGCAGGTCACTAATAATAATCTTTTCGTTGGTAGTACTGAGGATTTACAGAAAATGATAACCGAAATGCAGGAAAAGAATAAATAGCTTGTCAGTCGCGGACTCGCACACCCCACTGACTCTAGAAACCCGAACGGAGGATCCCAGCATGTCTATTTATAACTATAGCTTATATTGGATAAAACACAAAGATCATAAAGACCCTAAAACACAGGGTTACATAGGTATTTCCAACAATCCTAAAAGACGATTTAAACAGCATCAAAGAAGACAGAATCATCCTGTATCAAACGCGATAAAAAAATATGGTGAGGATGTCGATATATTCGTTCTTCAAGAGGGTTTGTCTGAATTTCAAGCAAAAAAATTAGAAGAATCACTCAGGCCTGAAATGCGTATAGGCTGGAACATTATGACTGGTGGAAATGTACCGCCTTCGTCAAAGGGAACCGTAAGAAAAGATTTATCAGAAAAGTTTTCTGGAAAGGGTAATCCTTTCTACGGAAAGCGTCACACAGATTCCACAAAAAATAGTATTAGAGAATCAATGTCAGGTGAAAATAACCCAAACTTCGGATTAAAAAGGCCAGAACATTCAAGAAAACTAAAGCAAAAGCGCGGAAAAAAGTATCCTAAATTCAGAGGATACTTTATAACACCATTTGGTAAATATGAATCGTTTGAAGATGCTTGTAACTCAGATGGTATTAAAGTGTCTACACTTTATAAGTATTGCATTTATTCAAACGAAAGTGCGATAACAAATCTAGCATATTCAAAAAGCATCGTTCTCAAAAAAGTCGGTAAGAAGGAAGACGTTGTTGGAAAGACATATAAAGATGTAGGATTTGATTATGAATACGAATAAAAATATAGGATATAACGGAAATTCTTTTCTAAAAAAATCTGGTATTTCTATGGAATTTACCAGGGATCAAATTGATGAATACATAAAATGCTCAAACGATATCGTTTATTTCGTCACAAAATACTGCAAGATTATTACTCTGGATCATGGATTACAATTATTTGATCCATACGAGTATCAAAAGAAAATGCTTAGAGCTTTTACAGAAAAGAGATTTGTAGTAAATCTATTACCCAGACAGATGGGTAAAAGTACAGTTGTTGCTGCCTTTCTACTCCACTATGCTATTTTTACACCAGATAAGGCTGTTGGTATTCTAGCAAACAAGGCGGCAACATCCAGAGAAATTTTATCAAGAGTACAAAGAATGTACGAAAATTTACCACTTTGGTTGCAACCTGGCGTAAAAGAGTGGAACAAGGGTAGCATGGTATTAGGAAATGGTAGTTGGATAATGGCGGCAGCTACTTCTTCAGATTCTATCCGAGGATTTTCTTTTAACGTTATTTACTTGGATGAGTTCGCACATGTGGATCAACAGAACGAATTTTGGGAATCTACTTACCCAGTGGTTTCTTCAGGTGAAAGTTCTAAGGTTATTATCACAAGCACGCCAAATGGCTTAGATTTATTTTATAGCATTTATACAAAAGCAGAAGAAGGTAATAACGATTTTTATCCGATTAGAGTGGAGTGGTGGGAGCACCCTAAAAGAGATGAAGAGTGGAAAAGAGTAACGCTCTCAAACATCGGTTTGGAGCAGTTCAAACAAGAATATGAAAATGAATTTATGGGGTCTTCTGGAACACTTATTGATGGGTCAAAACTAAAACATCTTACGCCTAGAAACCCTATCTTTGAAAGAGATAAGATAAAACAATACGAAAAGCCAGAAAAAGATCACATCTACGTTTGTGTTGTTGACGTTTCTCGCGGCAAAGGTCTAGACTATTCTGCATTTCAAATCATTGACATAACAAAAATGCCTTATCGTCAAGTGTGTACATTTAGAGACAACATGGTAACACCTATTGACTATGCGCAAATAATACACATGTGTCACAAGCTATACAATGATGCTTACATTCTTGTTGAAGTGAATGACATTGGCGAACAAGTCTCTGAGACACTTCACTATGAGTTTGAAGTTGAAGCATTACTTTACACAGAATCCGCTGGCCGGGCTGGAAAAAGAATTTCATCTGGGTTTGGACGCAACTCTGATAAAGGTATCAGAACAACAAAATCTGTCAAGGCTGTTGGGTGTAACATGCTGAAAATGTTGATTGAACAAGATCAGATGATCGTCAATGACTTTCAAACGATTCAAGAACTTTCTACATTCTCTAGAAAAGGCATTTCTTACGAAGCAGAGTCTGGTTGTAATGATGATTTAGTTATGTGTCTCGTTTTGTTCGGATGGTTAACAGATCAGGGGTTCTTCAAAGAACTCACCGACATAAATACACTAAGCAGATTGAAGCAAAGATCAGAAGAAGAATTGTATGAAGAAATGTTGCCTGTCGGATTCAATGATTACGATCTAGACGAAGACACATCATTTAACAGAGACGATTCAGGTAATAACTGGATGTTCTAATAAGATGCTTATTTTTATAAATAAGTTAGAGTTGAAAATCCAACCTAACCATAAGGAGTATTAAAAAATGCCTTTTTCAATTAGCCCAGGCGTTAATGTAAGTGAGATTGATCTAACTACAGTGGTTCCAGGTGTCGCGACTACAGAAGGTGCGATTGCTGGTGTATTTAGATGGGGTCCCACTGATGAGCGCGTATTAGTAAGCAATGAAGTTCAGCTTGCTAACACATTCGGTAAACCGACAAATGACAATTACGAAACATTTTTCACAGCCGCAAACTTTCTAGGATACAGTGATGCGCTTTATGTAACACGAGTAACTGCTAATGCTGCTGTTGCTGATGCAAATGGCGCATTTGAAGCCGCTTACGAAGGTGAACTAGGTAACTCGCTTGCTGTTGCTTATGTAACATCTGCTTCCGAGTTCAATGGTGCAGCTTCTACATACACTATTGACATCAATGCGTCAAGTGCAAGCGGTACAGTTAGTGGTTCCGATGACGATCTAAACGAGATTGAAGTTGGTGACGTTCTAGTTGTAAACAATCAAGAACTAAGAATCGCATCTATCGGTTCCATCGCAAACAATGCTGGTACATACAGCGCAACAGTCACATTCAACACAAAGTACATTGCTGTTGAAAACGCCGCAAACACATCATTTGATGTTAAGTGGGGTTGGTCTAGCTTCTTTGAGGCAGCACCAGGTACAAACGAACTGCACATTGTTGTTTACGACGAAGGCGGTGAGTTCACAGGCGAAGCTGGTACGATTCTTGAGACATACTCAAATCTATCAACAGTTGCTGGAACAAAATTCTTTGACGGTACTACAGCATACGTAAACGATGCTCTTGAACAGAGATCATCTTACATCCGCAGAACAGTTGCTGCCCTAGCTACAAAAGGGTATGAAAGTTTTACTGGCGGTGACGACGGTGCAACAGAATCAACAATCCCTGTTGGTACTCTTGCTGCTGGTTACGATCTTTATCAGACTGCTGAAGAAGTTGACGTTTCTCTGATTCTACAAGGGCCTCCTAGAGCGGATGCGTTTGCTAACTATCTGATTGACAACATTGCTGAAAAGCGCCGCGATTGTGTTGTGTTCATCACGCCAAACGTAACGCCAGGAAGCTACACAGCACAGAATCTTGTGACTGCTGTTTCTGGTCTTTCAACGTCTTCTTATGCAGTCGTTGACTCTGGTTTCAAGTATCAGTACGACAAATACAATGACGTTTATCGTTGGGTACCGCTAAATGGTGACGTTGCTGGTCTTTGTGCAAGAACAGACGACAACCGCGATCCTTGGTATTCCCCTGCTGGCTACAACAGAGGTTTCATCAAGAACGTTGTGAAACTTTCTCTAAACCCAACAAAAGCTGAGAGAGACTTGATCTACAAGAATGGTATCAACCCAGTTATTTCACAAGCTGGTCAAGGTACACTTCTATTTGGTGACAAGACATTCTTGAACCAACCAAGTGCGTTTGATCGTATCAATGTCCGTCGCTTGTTTATTGTTCTTGAAAAAGCTATTGCTATCTCTGCCCGCCGTTCACTCTTTGAGTTCAACGACGACTTTACAAGAGCGCAGTTCCGCAATCTAGTAGAACCTTTCCTAAGAGATGTGCAGGGTCGCCGTGGTATCACAGACTTCCGCGTTGTATGTGATGGTACTAATAACACTCCTGAAGTCATTGACAGAAATGAGTTCATTGGTGACATTTACATC